GCCGTTACGCCTGCTGAATGGCTCCCGGTATTGGCTAAGCGGCTCGATGACCGGCGTGCCCGTGTCGATCTGCTGATGTCGTATGTGACGGGCGATGCACCACTGCCGGAGATGAATCGTGCGACCAGGGAGGCGTGGCAAAGGTTTCAGCGTGAGGCTCGGACGTCGTTCGGGCTGCTCGTGGTTGAGGCGTTGACTGATCGGTTCGTTCCGAACGGTGTGCGCGTGGGTGGCGATGATGTGTCCGAGGCGACGGTTGCTGCACGCCGGATCTTCCGCGACAACCGCCTGTCGGTCGTGTTCCCGGATGCCGCGCGTGATGCTTTCACATGCTCTGTCGGGTATCTGATCGTGGGTGAGGACGCGGGTAAGGCGGTCATCACGGCCGAGTCCCCGGAGTACGTCACGACGGCACCGGACCCTCTTCGCCCGTGGGTGTCTCGTGCGGCGATCAAGGTTTGGCGTGATGAGGATCTGAGGTTCGACTTCGCGTTCGTGTGGGCGAATGGTGAGCGGCAGAAGTTTGCACGCCCGATGAACGATCGCGACTCGCGCCCGTGGAAGTCTGCTGCGGATGGCAACTGGACGCCGATGGGGACCCCTGAGCGGTACGAGGGCAATGTGCCGGTGTTCGCGCTTGAGAACAAGGGTGGCGTGGGTGAGTTTGAGCCCCACATTGACATCCTGAACCGCATCAACCGCAACCTGCTCCAGCGGCTTACTACCGTGGCGATGCAGGCGTTCAAGCAGCGCATGGTTGAGGGCGGGTTGCCTGAGACTGACGGCGCCGGGAACGCGATGAACTGGGCTCAGGTGTTTGAGCCGTCGCCTGGTGCGCTGTGGGATCTTCCCGAGGGCATCAAGGTCAGTGAGCTCGCTGATGGTTCCGCTGGGATCATGGCGATGCTTCAGGCCGAGGACGCGGATCTCCGCGCGTTCGCAGCGGTGACTCAGACGCCCCTGCCCATGCTGATGCCTGATGGCGCGAACCAGTCTGCAGAGGGCGCTCAGTTCTCCCGTGAGGGCTTGGTGTTGAAGGCTGAGGATCGGGTGGACCGATTCAAGCCGGCGCTAGCTCTCGCTCTCGTGTACGCGCTCCGCATCGAGGGCATCAGTGATGTCGATGACGTGGAGGTTCTGTTCGAGCCTGCGGCTTACGTGACTCTCTCGGAGAAGTACGCGGCGGCGGCGCAGGCTTCCGGGCTTCTCGCGATCCGCACGATTCATCGGCAGATCCTTGGCATGTCTCAGGCGGCTATCGCTGAGGACGAGGTGAACCGCGCGGCGGAGCAGTTGCAGGCGTTCACGTTGACGGGTGGGGCGGATGCCGACATCCAGTGACCGGATCATTCTCGGCTACTCGAGAGCGGTCGCTGATGTTCGTAAACGTGTTGTCCAGTTCGCGTCGACATCGTGGAACGGGATGGCCGACTACCGGGATGCTGATGTTGACCGGCTGGTGCGGCTTGTCGTCCCTGTCGTGGCGGCTGGGCAGACTCGCGCGGCTTCTCTGACGGTTGCATACCTGCGGGCGCTTGCCGACGCGGCCGGGGTTGCCCTTCCGGGCACTGTAGACGCCTCTGTGACCGCCTATCGTGGCGTCCCTGCGGTGGATGTGTACCGGCGTCCTGCTGTGACGTTGTACACGGCCCTAGCGAATGGTGTTTCGTTCACCGATGCGAAGGCGCAGGGGCTTACACGGCTTGTGTCGCTCGCGTCCACGGACATTCAGCAGGCGCGCAACCGGCAGGCGGCGGCGTCCATCGCCGGTTCGGGGTTCAAGTCGTTCTCTCGTGTGCTGTCTGGCACGGAGGACTGCGAGCTCTGCACGGTAGCCGCCGACCGGACCTACTACCGGGGTGACCTGATGCCGATCCATCCCGGCTGTGATTGCGGCGTGACCCCGAATGGCTTCGGGCGTGCCGCCGAACCGGTGGAGGGTGCCCGGGAAACCGCCGTGCATGAGCACGGGGAGTACGGGCCGACCTTGACATGGGCCGGAGAACATTTCACCGGCCCCGACGACTTCTAACACTTCCCACATTCTGTGGGTTGGCCTCGCCTAGTGGCGGGGCTTCTTCCATTCCCGAGACGGGGACACGCAATGTCTGACACCACACCAGCCGGAACGCCCGAACCAGTTGCAGCCGAGACGGCAGCAACTACATCCGAGCCCCTCCGACTTCCCGACGACCACCCGCTTGTGAAGACCCTGGCCACACTCCGCGAGGAGAACAAGGGGTTGAAGAGCAAGGCGGGTCGTCTTGATGAGATCGAAGAAGCGCAGAAGACGGAACTTCAGAAGGCGCAGGACCGTGCAGAAGCAGCCGAGCGGCGAGCCTCTGACGCGGAAGCCGCCCGACTGAAGGCATCCACAGCCGCGCGATTCGGAGTCCCCGAGGAACTTCTCGCAGGCTCCACCGCGGAAGAACTCGAGTCATCCGCCGAACGACTCATCGCATTCAAGGGGCCTCAGCCTACCGCGCCGTCCCCGGACGGTCAGGGTGCCGTGGGTGTCCCCATCTCAAGTCAGACGAAGCAGATCACGTCACTCGACGAACTCAGCAAACTCTCTCCCGCAGAAGTGAACCAGGCCCGACGTGAAGGCCGGCTGGATTCCCTTCTCGGCAACTCTTGAAAGGAGGGTGATCCCTCATGGCGATCACCAACTACATTCCCACGGTCTGGCACGCAAGCCTCCTCGAGAACCTGCACCAGAACACGTTCGTCATCCCGACGCTGAACCGCGACTACGAGGGTGACATCAAGAACGGCGGTGAGATCGTCAAGATCACCGGCTTCACTCAGCCGACGATCGGCACCTACGCGGGTTCGATCACCCGTCAGGCGCTCACCGACTCGAGCCAGTCGCTCACCATCGACCAGAAGCGCTACTACGCCTACCTTGTCGATGACGTGAACCGCGTGCAGGCTGCGGGTTCGTTCGACCAGTTCCAGGCCGACGCGGGCGCTGGCCTCGCGGACACCGCTGAGGACTTTGTCCTCACGACCATGCTGTCGGGCGGCACGTCGGCAGGCACGACCGCTGTCACCACGGCGGCGCTCGCTGACACTGCGGTGAAGAACATTCGTACCGCGCTGGTCAAGGCCAAGGTTCCGTCCGCTGGACGCTTCCTCGCGGTCAACCCGGAGGCGGCGGCGTACCTCATGGATTCGTCCACGTCGCTGTTCAAGGCGAACGAGTCGGGTTCGGACGAGACGATCCGCAACGGTGTCATCGGTCGCTACCGCGGCTTCACCGTCGTGGAGACCCCGTCCGCGTCGCTCCTCAACACCTCGAAGCCGGTCTTCATCGGCTACTGGGGTCGTGCCGTGGCGTTCGCTGAGCAGCTTGTCCAGCAGCGCGCGAACCCGGCGCTCGACGCGTTCGGTGACCAGATCGACGGTCTGCACGTCTACGGCGCGAAGGTTCTCCGCGCAACTGCCGTCCAGCACTACGTCTCGGCGTAAGTCGTCGGGGGTGGCGGCTCCGGCCGTCACCCCTTCCCCCGCCCGTCACAACTCTCGGAGGCGTCATGGCAGTTGTAAAACTGGCATCACAGGATGATGTCGAGGCCAGCTTTGGTCGTAGCTTGACCTCCGCTGAGGCGGCTCGGGTCGATGCGATCCTCGACAAGCTCTCGGAACTGTTCAGGCGTGAGTCTGGCCAGCGGTTCACGGTGGGTTCGTCCACGTTGCGGCTGAAGGTAAACGGCGGCAGGGTGTATCTGCCGCAGTCGCCGCTTGTGGAGGTTGTGTCAGTCGTTGATGATGACGCGGTGGCGGTGGAGTACACCGTTGCGGGTTCGTGGCTGACGGTTGACATGGCCTCGAATGAGTTCGTCACGGTGGAGTACGAACACGGTAGTGCTAAGGCGCCAGATCTGGTGCGTCTGGCGGTCGCTGACGCGGCTCGTCAGGTTCTCTCCGTCGATCCCATCGCGGCGACTGGTGTGTCTCAGCGTGGCGTGACTACGGGTCCGTTCTCGGACCAGTACACCTATGCGGGGTGGGCGCAGGGCGGTTCGACTCGGCTTTCGCCGGATGACGTTGCTCTTGCTCGCTCTTATCGGGTGAAGGTTCCGACCGTCTGGGTGCAGTCGCCGTGAGGACTGTGTCTGAGTACGTCGATCACGCTGCATTCGAGGCTGGCGCTGAGGATTCGCACGGCAACCCGGTAGAGGCGTGGGCTACTGCGACTTCGGTGGGCGTGTATGCGTTCGATCCGGGGGCGACATCGGAGCCGCGCGAACCGGGACGTGACCGCGTGGACACGTCCCCTACTGTCTACATTCCGTCGACTGTCGTCTTCGGTGCGCGCGATCGGGTGACAGCTCGAGGCGTGCTGTATGAGGTGGAGGGCGTCACCCGCCAGTTCATTCACCCCACTGATGCTGACCGTGCCGCGAATGTGGCGACACTGCGGGCGGTGATCGGGTGAACGTCAAGTGGAAGTTCCACGTCATCAAGGGCTATTGGGAGTTCCAGCGTCAGGCCGCTGTTGGTGAGGCTCTGCTGGCCCGTGGTGAGGCTATCGCCGCCGCTGCGGGGGATGGTGTGGAGGCGGAGCTTACACCGCGTCAGGCGGGTCGTCGTGGGACGCCGGTTGTCCGGGTTCGGACGGTCACGAACGAGGCGCGTGAAGCCGAGGCGCAGTCGCGCACGTTGACTCGAGCGTTGGATGCGGGGCGGCAGTAATGGAAGCGATCAAGTTCCCCGACGTTGAGGCCCTGCTGGTCGAGTACCTGAACGGTGTGCTAGCCGAACCGGTGCACACGAAGATCCCTTCTCCTCGTCCTGCGACGTTCGTTCGCATTGTCCGCACGGGCGGGTTCACCACGGGGCTCGTCACCGATGAAGCACTCATCACGTATGAGGCGTGGGCGTCGACCGAGCCGGCCGCGCAGGAT